TCGCTGAGCGGCATGATCGGCGGCGCCGGTGGTGCCGGCGGCCTTGGGAGCACCATCGCATCGTTCTTCGGCTTTGCCGACGGCGGCATCATGACCAACGCCGGGCCGGTGCAGCTGCGCAAGTACGCGGCCGGCGGTATCGCGAACAGCCCGCAGCTGGCGCTGTACGGCGAGGCAGGCCCAGAGGCCTACGTGCCGCTACCGGACGGCCGCACCATACCCGTCACCATGCAGGGCGGCGGCGGCAACACGTCAGTGGTGGTGAACGTGAGCACCAGCGGCGCGGCCGAGGCCGAGGGAGGCGACGGCAAGACCAAGCAGCTGGGCGCCATGATCGCCGGCGCAGTGCAGGCTGAAATCGTGAAGCAGAAGCGCCCCGGCGGCTTGCTGGCGGCATAGCAATGCTAAAATGTAGCTATGCAAAAAATCATTCTCACAGGTTCAAGGTTCGGCCGCTTGCAGGTTGTTGGCGCGGCCGAAAATATTGGCACCAAAACCGCATGGTCTTGCATCTGCGATTGTGGAAATTCATCAGTGGCAAGGTCTGAGCTTTTGGTCTCTGGCAAAACATCATCATGCGGTTGTTTGCGCAGAGAGGTTATGGCGCAGACAAAACGAAAGCATGGAAAATCCAAATCACCAGAGCGAGCCACTTACGACCATATGATCGGTCGCTGCTACAACAAGAATAACGAGCGATTTTCGACCTATGGAGCGAGAGGAATCAAAGTATGCGAAAGATGGCTATCGAGCTTTGAGGCGTTCTTGAGTGACATGGGGCCCAAGCCGAAAGGCTTTTCCCTTGAGCGCATTGATGTAAATCGCGGATATGAGCCAGAAAATTGCAAGTGGATACCGATGGCCGAGCAGAGCAAGAACACCACCAGAACCGTCTTAATAACTCACTCCGGTAAAACTATGTGCGCGTCCGACTGGTCGAAGGAGACGGGCATAAAGGCATCAGTTCTATACTACAGAGCAAGTAAAGGGCTCCCGCCTGAATTGATTTTGAGGGCTAGATAAATGGCCGTTTTTGCAATAGCACCAGACTTCGGCAGCCCGCTGGCCGTGCAGCCCCGCGTGCTCACAGCGCAATTCGGTGACGGCTACAGCCAGCGCACCGGCGACGGCATCAACATCGCCCCGCGTTCGTGGTCGCTGCAGTTCACCAGCCGGACGACGGCCGAGAAGGATGCCATCGAGGGGTTTCTGGTAGCCCGCAACGGCATCGAGAGCTTCGACTGGACGCCGCCCACCGGTGCCGCCGGCAAGTTCCTCTGCAAGAGCTGGCAGGTCACGCCGCAGAACGCTGTCACGTGGTCGATATCGGCCACGTTCGATGAGGTGTTCGTGTGAGCGTGCCGGCCGACATCCGCAGCCTGGCGGCAGGCCAGATCGTGGAGCTGTTCGAACTGGATGCGACGCCCGCCGGTGGCAGCATCATGCGGTTCCACAACGGCGTGAACGCGCTGGGCTCTGCCGTCACCTGGCAGGGCAACGTCTACACAGCGTTCCCGCTGGAGGCGACCGGCTTCGACTTCTCCGGACGCGGACAGATGCCCCGCCCGACCCTGCGCGTCGCCAACGTCACGGGCCTGCTGGGCGCGCTGGTGCGCACCTATCAGGACTTGCTGGGCTCCAAGCTGACCCGGCGCCGCACGCTGGTGAAGTACCTCGATGCCGTGAACTTCCCCAGCGGCATCAACCCGACCGCAGACCCCACGGCGGCCCTGCCTGATGACGTCTATTTCATCGACCGCAAGTCCACCGAGTCGAAGGTCATGATTGAGTTCGAACTGTCGGCCGCCTTCGACGTGGCCGGCGTTCAACTGCCGCGGCGCTTTATCGTCCAGAACGTCTGTCAATGGGCCTACCGAGGCCCCGAGTGTGGCTACACCGGCACCGCCTACTTCGATGCCAACGACCAGCCCGTGGGCTCGCCGGCGCAGGACGTGTGCGGCAAGCGCCTGAGCAGCTGCAAGTGCCGGTTCAGCCAGTACGGCGAACTTCCATACGGCGGCTTCCCGGCCGCCGGCCTCATCCGATGAGCTGGCGCGAAGAAGCCGAGGCCGTGGCCCGCCTGGGGTTTCCCCGCGAGGTCTGCGGGCTGGTGGTCGTCGTCAAGGGCCGCGAGCGCTTCTGGCCGTGCCCGAACCGCGCCGAGGGTGACGACCATTTTGTGATCGACCCCGAAGACTACGCGGCCGCCGAAGACGCCGGCGAGGTCGTGGGCGTGTTCCACAGCCACTGCAACGTCGGGCCCGAACCCAGCGAAGCCGACCTGGTGAGCTGCGAGGCCTCCGGGCTGGAGTGGCACATTGTCGGCATCCCCACCGGCCGCTGGCACAGCTTCCGGCCGTCTGGCTACCAGGCACCACTGGTGGGCCGGCAGTTCCAGCACGGCGTGCTCGACTGCTATGCGCTCATCCGCGACTGGTACCGGCAGGAGCGCGGCATCGAGCTGCTGGACTTCGATCGCACAGACGGCTGGTGGCACAAGGGCCAGAACCTGTACCTGGACAACTTCGGCCGCGCCGGCTTCGTGGAAACGGACGACCTGCACTCGGGCGCGGTCCTGCTCATGCAAGTGCAGGCACCGGTGCCAAATCATGCCGCCATCTACTTGGGCGACGATACAATACTGCACCACATGCACGGCCGCCTGAGCAGCCGCGACGTGTTCGGCGGCTACTTCAAAAAGAACTGCGTCAAGGTGCTGCGATATGCGGGAAATTAGACTGTACGGCGAGCTGGGCAAGCGCTTCGGGCGCGTGCATCGCTTTGCCGTCGCCAATGCCGCCGAAGCCATCCGGGCCCTGCGCGCCAACTTCCCCGACTTTGAACGCGCCATTCTGGACGTGGCGCCGGCCTACCGCGTGTTCGTCGGCAGTCAGCGCTTGGCAGATGCTGGCGAGCTGCACGCACCGAGCGGTGACCGCGAGACCATCCGCATCGCGCCGGCCTTGTCTGGTGCAAAGCAGGGCATCGGCCAGGTCATCATCGGCGCCGTGCTGATTGCGGCGGCCGTCGTCGGCAACATCTTTTTCCCCGGCAACCCCATCAGCCCGTATCTGCTGAACGCAGGCGTGGCCATGGTGATCGGCGGCGTGGCGCAGATGCTGAGCCCGCCACCAAAGGCCAACGACCCCAACGAACGCCCAGAGAATAAGCCCAGCTACGTTTTCAGCGGAGCCGTGAACACCACCGCGCAGGGCCATCCGGTCCCGGTGGGTTACGGCCGCATGATCATTGGTTCCGCTGTGATCAGCGGCGGCCTGTACACCGAGGACATCAACACATGAAGCCACCCCGCAAACTGATTGGCTACGGTGGCGGCGGTGGCGGCAAAGGCGGCGGCGGTGGCGAAAGCCGCACGCCCACCGAAGACCCGGACAGCCTGCGCAGCCAAGCCTACGCGCGCGTGGTCGATCTGCTTTGCGAGGGTGAAATCGAGGGTCTGGTGAATGGCGCGAAGTCCATCTACCTCGACAGCACGCGCCTGCAGAACGACGACGGCAGCTACAACTTCTCCGGCGTGTCATGGGCTGAGCGCCGGGGCACGCAGTCGCAGGCGTACATCCCCGGCTTCGCGGCTGTAGAGAACACCCTGACCATCGGCGTCCAGTGCAAGGAAGACGTGCCCGTCGTCCGGCAGTTCACCAACCCGAACCTGAACGCAGTGCGCGTCACCATCGGCGTGCCCGTATTGACGCGACAGGACACCGAGACCGGCGACATCAGCGGCACCACCGTGCGGTTCTTCATCGACGTCCAGACCAATGGCGGCGGCTTCGTGCGCACCGTGAGCGGCACAATCAGTGGCAAGACGACCAGCCGGTACCAGCGCAGCTACCGCATCCCATTGACTGGCGCCGGCCCCTGGGACATCCGCGTCGTGCGTGCCAGCGACGACAGCACCAGCACGACCCTGCAAAATCAGACGTGGTGGGATAGCGCCACCGAAATTATCGACGCCAAGCTGCGCTACCCCAACAGCGCGCTGGTGGCGCTGTCCTGCGACGCCGCACAATTCCAGAGCATCCCCACGCGCGCCTACGAAGTGAAGATGCTGCGCGTGCGCGTGCCCACGAACTACGACGCCGCAACCCGCATCTACACCGGCAGCTGGGACGGCAATTTCCAGATCGCGTGGACGGACAATCCGGCCTGGTGCTTCTACGACCTGATCACCAACGACCGCTACGGGCTGGGGCAGTTCGTGGACGCCAGCCAGGTGGACAAGTGGGCGCTCTACGCCATCGGCAAATACTGCGACGAGCTGGTACCAAACGGCTTCGGCGGTACCGAACCCCGCTTCACCTGCAACATCTACCTGCAGACCAAGCAGGAAGCCTACAAGCTGGTGAACGACTTCGCCACGATCTTCCGGGGCATGGCCTTCTGGTCGTCCGGCAGCATCACGGCAGTGCAGGATGCACCGACCGACGCCGCGGCATTGTTCACGCCCGCCAACGTCATCGAGGGCATGTTCACCTACAGCGGCAGCAGCGCCAAGGCCCGCCACACTGTCGCGCTGGTGACATGGAACGACCCCGACGACATGTACCGCCAGAAGGTGGAGTACGTGGAGGACACCGCCGGCATCGCCCGCTACGGCATCGTCACCACCGAAGTCGTGGCCGTGGGCTGCACCAGTCGTGGCCAGGCAAACCGCGTCGGCCGGTGGTTGCTGTTTACGGAGCGGCTGGAAAGCGAAGTCGTCACGTTCAAGACCGGGCTGGAAGGCGCGATCGCACGACCCGGACAAGTCATCAAGGTGGCCGACCCCAACCGCGCCGGCGTGCGCTTCGGCGGCCGCCTGACTGGCGCCACCACGGCATCGGCCACACTGGACGCGCCGGTGACGCTGACAGCCGGGCAAGCCTACACGTTCAGCTCCATCAAGGCCGACGGCACCGTCATGGAAACCGGCGTCACCCACAGCGGTGGCACCCTGTCCACGCTGGCGCTGTCCCCGGCACTGGCCGAGGCTCCGGCA